CTGACCTGCGCCAGTACCCTGTGTTGCTGCGGCTTTTACCTGAGACACAATCCGTTTACGCAGACTGGGTTTGGTGTAGTTGCCAGCAGCATTAACAGAGCCGCCTTCCTTAAAGATTTCCACAGGCTCAAGAGCGTCCTTACGTAGGATTTTCCTGCCCTTGGGCATCTTGTCAGGATTGACAGCACCCATGCCGCGACTGGCTCTCATTTTTTGTACGCCATTCCACCGCCGCACATAACCATCGTGCCTTTGGTCTTGCCACGCTCGGCACAACCATCAGCGCGTTTGGAAGCGGAACTTACAGAGCCACCCTTTTTGTAAGGGGTAGTGCGTGCGCCCTCGTAGGCTGCATCCAGCTTGGGCTGCATAGCCTGATCACGAGCATCTTGCATCATTGCGGCGCGTTTCATGCGAGTTTCAGGAGTCACCACATCATCCAAGGTCATACCGGGGCGGCGAGGTTTGTAGCCACGCATACCAGCAGGTGTGGAAGATGGGCCAGAGGGGGGGATCATTGGTGTGGGCATATTGTTCTCCTATTAGCACTTAGCCATGCCGCCTTTTTTGAGTAACATACCTTTGGTCTTGCCACGTTGAGCAATACCGTCAGCGCGAGAAGAAGCAGAGCCGCCAGAAGCCATCTTCTTAGCCATGCCACCTTTTTTCATGCCCATCATTTGTTTCTTGTCTAACGCCATGTCAGCTTTAGAGCCTTCTTTCATACCCTTTTTCTCAACGTCTTTACCAGACTTCTCGAAAGCAGCCATCTTGCCGGAGCCAGCTTTTTTCTTAGCCATCATTGCCATGAAGCCGGGGTTCATCTTTGTAGCCATATCACCACCTTTTGAAAATTTACGGCCTTTATCGGCCTCGTTAAAGTCTTTTCCCACGGACTGTGGGACGCCTACTTTCTTGGCGAACGATGGCGAGTGGGCAATCGCAGCCATGAAATTGTGTTGCTTCTTACTCGTGCTGGGCATAGTTACCTTTCAGATTGTCAATCTTGCGCTCGATGCGGTCAAACCTGTCAAGCAACTGTTGCATGTCTGCGCGAAATTCAGCACGGGTAATGTGATCACGAGCAACTTCTTCACGAGTGCGGTTCAGCAAAATACTGAGCCTGTCCAACTCATCAAATTTACCCTTGAGCAAAAATCCCATGACTGCAACGATTGCACTCAGGGCTGCGTTCCATAACATCATTTCCATATCAGCACTTCCACCTTGCAAGAGCAGCCGCCTTACGGGTGGGCTTACCCTTCTCGTCTTTCATTGGCCCCGGCATACCCGACATGCGTGCGCAGAACGAGTCCTTGCGCTTGCCGCCTTGGGGCTGGGGAGCTTTTAAATTACTGCCTGTTGCAGCGTTGTACTTGGCACGGCCTTTGGCAGTCAAACCTGCCCCCTTGGAGACAGGTAGCTTTTCGCCACGACCAACAGCAAGGGATGGGCCTTTTTTCTTAGCCATTTGCAACTTTCAAACGCGACTGTCGGATGTTCTCCAACATTGGCATTACAACTTCCTCACGGAAGTTGCGGGTAAATGATTCAGTGCCCACATGTGGCAAGCTGATGTCCACATCAATGTAGACCTTAAAACCAAGCTGAGTAGCACGGTCGCAGAACAAATAGTCCTCACCAACGTACTGCTCGTTCACGATGCTAAAGTCAAACAGCGCATGGAGCACGCCACCATCGGCGTTCTTGTATGCCCACTCAGGATGCGCCTCAATCATCTTCTCGATGACGTGACGTTGGATCAGCATGAACCCTGTACCCACGCGCTTCACGCGCATGAGAGAACCAACAAACTCAAAGTCTTCGTTCTCGTCAAAGTACAAGTCAGTGAAATATTTTTTGTCTCGCGCACGGCGCGGATACGCACCAGCGGAAATGTCTTGTGTGCCACCCTGCGCCATCAGGCGCAAGATGTCATCAGGTGTGACGATCACATCGGCGTCAATGAACAACAACTCTGTGCAATCTGTTTTCAGGAACTCGTGCACGAGCGCATTACGCGCCAGCGTGATGAGAGAACAATTTGAAATATCAGAAAGAGTCACAGATACGCCAAGACGCATTGCTGCTGGCATCAGTTGAGCCAGACCGTATGCGGTCTTGATGTTGAGCTTGCCGTCATAGGCAGGGATGCCTATGAACAGCTTGCGACCACTGAGAGTTGCTTGTTTGACTTCAGCCATAATGAATAGTCACAAAACCCATGTTAGCCATATAGGCGTAAATACCATTTGCACACAATTGGCCTTCACCGGGAACAAGCAATTGTTGAGTAGCTGTTGCTCCAGACAAGGTTTCGTAAGTAGCAATCCAAACATTGGTATTACCAACCACGTATTGACATCCCGTACCCGCATTTGTAACCGTTCCAGAGTTAATGTCTGTCATGGTAAATGTGTTGGCATCCGTCACGGTAATAGTGTAGTTGCCGTCTGTTGCAGATACACCAGAACTTGTATTAAACGAAATTCCAATTGTTGCGCCAGTAGACAATCCATGCGCCGTTGAAGACACCGTAATCGTAGTGCCTGAACGACCATAATTACCTGAAGTTACAGGCGCTGTTTGTGTATCAAAAAATGCCAATTTTCCGGACTGGCTTGCGTTTCCAGCCAAGGTAACTTGTTTTTTACGACAGCGAAACTTGGTTAAAAAACCAGATTGGTTTAAGTGCGCCGCTTTGACATCTGTTTGCATCGTCATAATCAATCTCCTTTAGAAAAGGGAGCCAAGGCTCCCGAGATCAATTAGTTTTGCTGACCAGTAGGGTAGCCAACGCCATCAGAGCCACGGACAGTGTAGGCAATTGCCAGAGTACCTGCGCCAGCCGTCACGGTAGTGCCGCTTACGGTGTAGGTCACAAACACATCTGTCGTGCCCACGTTGCTCATCAATGCCAAGTTAGCGGCAGTGGATGTAGCAGTCATGGTGTACAGGCCAGCGGTACCGCTGGTAGGTGTGATCGTACCAATCGTGGTAGTGCCAACTTTGATAGTCAGAGTGGGGGATGTGCCGTTAAAAGCAGTGGTGTCAACATACAGTTGAACAGCCGTGATCATCGAACCAGCGGGCAATGCAGCCAAGTTGGTTGCAGTAGTTTCAGCAAAAGTTACTGCCTTGCTTTGCAACACGATGGTCGAGCCAGTGTTACGAGTGGTGGCAGCGGTAGTACCCGTGGTGTCTTTGGTGGTGCCCAACAACCAAGGGCCAAGGTGAGTTGCGAATCCCATGATGGATTTCCTTTACATGCGTTAGGGTGTATCAATCTGCATGAGGTCAGCCGAGCCTGTCTGATACACCGAAAAATCTCGGTTGGTGTCAATATACACCAAAACAAACAAAAAGGGGGGAAATTACTCCCCCCTTTCTGATTAGGACGAACCGGGCGATCCGAAGATACCCAATGGGTCAGAGACACCGAAGCTGTAACGCTCACGGGCCTTGTAGCGGACGTTGCCAGTGTCGAAGTCGCCGTCCATGCTGGTAGACAGCGGAGTACGGACAAAGTGCTTCAAACCGTTGGGCACGTCAGACATCAAGAACCATGCGTTTGTGTCTGTCAAGAAGTGGTTGACACGATAACCTTCAGGAATCGAGCCATTGTTCTTCAATGCGTTGATGTCGTTGTCGGTTGTACCAACGCGCAACTCGGTTTCGAGCAAGCGGGTAGCCACGAACATCAATTGTGGAGGAACAATCAACTTCTTAGGACGAGCAGCGATCAACAGACCACGTTCGTCTGTCCAACCAGCGATCTGAATAACAGCGTTTTCCAACGATGTTTCGTTCAGGTCAGCGCCAGTTGTAGGACGGTTGCTGTTAGTGCCGCCAGAGATCAGTGGGTGGGCAGTGTTACACAAGGTAACGCCGTCACCGTAAGTCACTGCGGTGTTGAACGCATTGTTCAGCACGTAAGCGGCTTTGACCTGCTTGGTGTACGCCATAGCACGAGCCAAGGACTTGGTGTAACGTGAAGACAAAGAGTCATACAAGTTATCTTCCATAGCTTCTTCGGTAACCGAGAAGCCCATGCCAATGGTTTCGTGTGTGTAGCGTGCAGTCCATGCTTCTTGCGCGTTGTCGTACTGAATGGCAGAGCCTTCATTCTTGACAGGTGCGGCACTAAAGCCAGACAGCTTGGTTTCTTCTTCAAAAGAACGCTCAGAAGTCTCGGTTTCGTAGATTTCTTTGTGTTCTTCACCATATCGCTCATACTCCATACCGAACAAAGCGTTCAGACCGGGGAGCAATTCCTTGAGCAGTTGTGCGCGTGAAATAGCCATTTATATTACTCCTTAAACACCAGTGGTGTCAGTGTATTGGTGCAGGTTGAACTTCACCAAGAACTCGTAGTAAGTCGTGGCACTTGCGTTGGCTGGGCCAGTCGCAGTATCAGGCACAACGTCAACGACGCGAACTGGCAACGTGTTGGTCGTGGCAGCAGCAGTGCCGTCAATACCGTAGTACGAATCACCTGTGGTAGTGTTACCAGCAGTAACCGAGATTGGCACGTTAGCACCAACAATCGTACGGCTAAACGCGGTAGGGACGGTAGTCTGACCACTGGTAGCTACAACCTTGAACACTGCGTTCGGATCATCCACAACATAGCCAAAAGCCAATGCGGTAGAAGTCGATTGCGATGCGGGGTAGTACTGACCTTGCACGGGTTGACCGCTGGAGTTGATGTAAGAACAACCAACGAATACGCCTACGCTGTCACCAGTGTTGGTAGCAGTTTTGGCAACGAGGTAGCCAGTGGAGTCAGTTTGCACTGTGTCACCGTTGAGAATTGCAGTGGCATAACCTACTGCAATAGGGATTTGACGGATCGCTCCGGCGTAAGGCAAGCCATCCAGTCGGTTGACTGGTTTAAAGCCGTACGTCTTATCTACTGTGGGATAAGCCATTTAAGGACTCCTGAATTAAAAACCTTTGCCAAATGTAACCTTCGTGGAACGCTCGTTAAAGAGCGGCATACGAGGGTCGCTTTCACGCAAGAAGTTGTTGTCAACAGATTGCATCTGGGACTCCGCTTGTTTGCGGAACCAAGCATCACGCTGTGCAACCATTTCAGTTGGGGTCTTGCAGAGCATTAGACCACCCACGACGACGTTATCTTTGAATTGACTTGCGGGGTCAACAAAAAGCTGAATCTCGGGGTGATCGGCGGCACGTACAGGTTCCCAACCTTCGCGGAGCTTCGACGAAAGGTTAGAGGGATCGTTTTGGCCTTGTGTGGAAATACGAATCCAACGGAATTCCCAACCTTCTTGAGGGGCGGGATCAGGGAGCAGTGTAGGTGGTGTCCAAGTCATAGGACGCGCCGTGCTTGCACGGGAGCCTTGGTCACGATCTTCACGATTTTGTTGGGTCAATTTGTTCTCAGCCATTATTCGTTCCTCATTCCTTCTGCGACTTTCTTCGCGTAAAGCTCAAGTGGAATCCCGAGCCGCTTGGCAATGCTCACCGCACTTGGCGTCAGCACGATTTTCTTTGGCGCTGTGCTGCGCGTTGCAGGAGCAACTACTGTCGAGCGACGCGTGGGTTTTTCATTGCCACCGTTGCCATCCCTGAAATTCTCAGGGAACTTCTCGCGCATCCGAGCGTCAATACGCTCATAATACGAATCGGATCGGGGGTCTACCCCCTCCTCCTCGACCAGCTTCTCGTGCACTGCGAGAGCGAAGCCAGTCATTTCCCTATCCTTGTTGAACCAGCGGTTACGGTCAATCCACCTCTCCGCTTTTTCATCTCGGTTGGGTGCCCCACTCGCAGGAGCTTGGGGCATAGGTACCTGTTGTACCGCATTTTGTTGCGGTTGTAAAGCTCTGGGACGAAAATTATTGATTCGTTCCGATTTGAGCTTGGCTGACATTAAATCTTCTTGGGCGGCAGTAACTGCGTCCCCGTCACCAGACTCGTATGCAGCCTTGTATCTACGCTTGGCTTCATCCAGTTCTTTTGCGGCAACCGTCTTAGCTTGCTCAATAAGAAGTTTCTGGTTGTTGTCTGCACTACCTTTGAGTTGCTCGTTCTCTTGCAAGATACGCTGGGCAATAGTGAGTGCTTCCTCACGTTCGCGTTCAGCACGCTCCTTGGCGCGGCGCTCCTCGTGGTAACCCTTATTAAGGTGTGCCAAGCGATCACGTAGCTTGACATCCTTGTACTTCATGAGTTCTTCTTCGGTGACCTCCTCTGGAGCTTCGGTCATCGGGCGACGACCTTTGTCTTCGGGGCGAGTGTCATCCTTGATCTCGACCTTGACGGGGGCATCTTCGCCTTCGATCACGATCTCAATTTCTTCCTCTTTCTCCTTGTCCTTGCCAACGATGTTCTCGTCAGGAAACTTGAAAGCATCTTTTTCATAGTCAGCCATGATTTCTCCTTAATTCACGCGCTCGATGCCACGAGGGTCTTCGACCACCGCTTCCACCGAGTCATCATTGATCAACCGGAACTCAGTGCCATGAATTTTGAAGCGCGTGCCAGTGTTGGCACGACACATAATAAAGTCACCTTTTTTGCACCAAGGGCCGCTTGGGAAGCGTTCTTTATCTGAGTAGCACATCTCACCCAAATCTACGACAAACAAGACGTTTGTCAAAAGTTGTTCGTAGTGGATGGACTGTGCAGGCTTGATAAGCCCCGTATCCCCAATTTCTTCTTCCACAGGCGGCAACGTCACCAGAATTTTGTAGCCTTGAGGTTTGGGCAGTTGTCGTGCCTTCTCCACTGCGGGCTTGTTCAAAATTCCAGATAGGTCAATCGCTTGCCCTGCTAAAAACTCACTCATCATCTCTCTCCTTTACACGCTCCAAGAGGTCTTCAATGTTTTGACTAGCGTGGAGTAGACCCCTCAAAACTCCTACGATTTCGCGGTACTCAGCGTAATCCTTGGCACTTCCCATACCAAGGTGTTCCAACAACTCCTGACGGCGTTGTTCGTTCTTACCCAGCAACACTTGCATAACCCGTTCATCCATCTCTTACTCCTCTTTTTGTCGTAACGTGGCTTCGATCTGCGCGGTGCGCAAGTGCGCGTCCACACCAATCTTGTCTTTGCTGATCTGAATCTTCTCTTGCTCCAGACGCAGTTTTTCGCGTGCAATGTCGGCGTCTTGCGCGTCTTTTGCGGCCTTGCGTTGCACGTCTTGACCCTTGAGTTGCATCTCGGCTTGCTGAAGTTGCACCAGCGGGTCTTGCGCGGCTTGCTGGGCTTGCTGCTGGGCAGCTTGACCTTGGTGCACTGCCAACAACTGCTGGCTGGCTTGCGCCACCATGCGCGACAACTGCACCTCCATCTCAGGCGGCATCTCAGCATCAGGTGCTGGCATAGACACGCCAAGGCGCTCCTCAATCTGACGGCGGTAAGCAAAGCCTAAGTGCTCGGCGATGTGCGCTTGCAGCGCGGCAAACAGCATCTGCGCTTGTGGGTTCTGACCCATCTGCTGCGCGATCATCGGGTCTTTCATGAACGATGTATGTGTGGCGATGTGTGCATCATGATCTTGATAGATGAACGCCTTGACGGGCTTGCCCTTGAGCACGCTCATGTTCTCGGTGACTGGATCAACGGGCTTCATGTCATCTTCAACAGGCACGAGTTTGTCGGCGTTCTTCACACCTAACACCTCGATCATCTGGCGGTGCAACACAGGTAGGTCATAAATCTGCGGCGCTTGGCTTGCCAACTGCAACACAGCTTGGTACTGCATGATGCGCTGGGCCATCGTGCTGGAGTTGGGATCAGACACGGGGATCACGTCCACCATGTCGTAGTCGGACTGCTTAATCTGACGATCCTTCGTGTAGTCAGGCTCGTAGCTGTACTCCTCTGGAGTGTAGTCGCGGATGATCTCTTTCAACAGCTTGAACTCTTGGCGCATGGAATAGTGCACACGAGCTTGCACAGCACCCATCGTTTTGAGTTGACGCTCAAGCAACGCAAGAGTGGTACCCACTGGCGCGTTTGCGCTCATGTCGCTCACCTGCATGTCGGCGATAGAGCCAAGGCGACGAGCCTCGTTTGTGATCTTCTCCAACAGCCCCGCCAGAACCTGTGACGGCTCCTTGTATGGCAGGGACATGATGTTGTCCTTGATTGCACCGCTCGGTACATCTACGTCACGGAACTCGCCCGGAGCGATAGGTGTGTCGTCACCCTTGATACGTGCGCCGCGAGTCTTCAGGCCACCGGGAAGATTAGACAAAGTGCCAGCATCAACAAGCTGGCGAATGATTGAAGTACCTGCGCGTGCATAACCACCAATGATGTGCACGAGGCCCATACCGTAGACACCAAAGCCCGGAATGTAGTTGTATTGTGCGAAGTGCTGTCGCTTGAGTTGGAGTTCATCTTCTTCCTTCCAGTTGCGGCGGATTGCCAAAACTTCTTTGGTGCCACGCTCATACGTGATCACATACGGACGGGCGATACCATCGGGGTCTTCGTAACCCGGCAGGTCATAGTCAACGTGCACTTCAGCAAACTGATAGCGGTCATCGTCTTGCGTGATTGAGAAGCCTTGCTCCTTGGCTTTCTTCTCCTCAATGTCGGTGCTGATGTTGACAGGATCACCCAACTCAACGTCACGGTAGAACCCAGCTACCTGCAACTTGCGCACTTCATTCTTGGTCTTGCGCATCAGGTGAGTGACACGCTCGGATGTCTCAATGTTGGACGCACCGTAAGGGATGATCACATCCTCTGCCGCCACGAACATAGACACTTGGCGACCTAGACCCGGATCGTAGTAGACCTTCTTGAACGCCGCACCTGCCAATCCTAAGTTGAACAGCATGCGCTCATGCTCGGAGCGGTACTCCACCATCTTCTCGGTCATCTGGTAGTTCATATCCACACGGACACGTTCAGCGGCTTCTTCTTTGAGCTTGTCAATCGCGCCCACAATCTCTGTCTTCACAGGGCCAGCGGCGGGGAAAGTCTCCATGATTGACTCTGACTGGAAGCGGATAGCGGCTTCAGCCAACAGCGTAGAGAACACCCCACACGAACCGCTCCACGGCTCTGTGCGCTCCTCGTAACGTAGTCCCAATACTTCCAAGCCTTTGACGAATGTATCTGCCCAGTCCTTGCGACTGTTGATGTCAGACGTGATCATGTCATCAAGGTCTTCTGCGAGTGAGGCCAACGCACTGTCGTCCATCTCCTCTGCAAGGTTGGCATTAAAGTCACCACCATCTGCCGCATCAGGCTCCAGTGTGATCTCCACACTGCCATCAGACAGTGTGACTTGCTCGGGGTCAACGATCTCAATCTCTATGGGGCTGTCGCCACCCATAGTCATCACGTCTTCTTCTATACCCATCGGGGCTGAGTACAGCCCCTTATCCATTGAACTTGTAGCCATACTCAGGTTCCTTTAGGTTTTGCGACCTTCTTTGCCGCAGGTTTTTTGACTGGCGTGACTTTTTTCTTCAGCGCCTTGTATTTTTTGTCGAGCTTCTCGTAATCTTCAGTGGACTTGCGAAGCTCAAACATCAGTCTATCGACAGACGAATTGTGCTCTTGTGCCTTGATAAGTAAAGCGTTGCAGTATTTTCTGAGGTCGTCGTGGATACGCAACATCTCATTGGCATAGCGCAGCATCAATTCTTTGTGGTAGTCCGGTACATTTTTATCGGTCATCCAGTGTTGTTGCTTGTACCACTCTTGCCACGTGATCGTGCGCTCAATCTCTTGCTTGTATGCGTCCAGTTTTTCCATCATGTACATCTCATCTCTCCTTTTAATAGTACCTACTACCGCCAGCGTACCGCTTCGATTTGAAGTAGCTAATTTCCTCTGGCTCATCGTCGGGCAACCGGATAAACCCACCTGCTCTGAAGCGCATGAGCGCCATCACAGTTGAGTCAACCAAGTCATCGTTTGCAGCGAATGGGAACGCAGCGATCTCCTCGACCACCTCCTCCCCCCAACGTGTTTCTGGCACCCACACCAACCCTGACTGGATGATGTCAGCCACCGAGTTCAGACGCGCTGTCTTGTCGCCTGTGCCTCGGTGCGGGGTGAACTCCATCACAGGTATACCTGTGCGGCGAATCTCTTGATACAACTGCGTGCCCGAGGACTTCTTCTCCACGATGAACGCATCTGGCTCCCACTCTTTCCACTCGGCATAACACAGCTTCTTGAGTTCAGGAAACTCCATGCGGCGCTTGATTGAGTTGAGCAGGATGATGTTGTAGCGGTCTTCCTTCTCGTTGAGGAACACACCCCACGTAGTCAGAGCCGTAAAGTCAGCGCGGTTGTGCGCTTCTGCCGCTGAGTCCAGCGACATGATGATGTACTCGCACTCAGGCGGGTCTTCTTCTTTCCAGATGTTCCACCACTCGCGCTTGACGATAGCCGCTTCCTCGGCAGTGGGGTTTTGCTGATACTGAGCGTTCCACTGGAACAGCGGCATCGACGCTTTTGTTCTCAGCAGTGCCTTCATGTCAAAGAACTCAGGCCACAGCGGTTTCTGAATGATGGAGCCGTCAGACTGGTCAATGTCTAGGATGGCTGGAAACTCCACCACCTCGTACTGATCAGCGCCTTCGTTCTGCCCCATGTCCTTGACAACACGACCTGTCAAGTCGTTCAAGTGCCAACGTGTTTGGATGATAGCCACACGACCACCCGGCATCAGACGTGTACGGGCACCGTATGCAAACCACTCGTACGCTTTATCGAAGACATCAAAGTTGCCGTTCAACACGTCCTGTTCGGAGTGCGGATCATCAATTAGGAGCAGGTCAGCACCGCGACCCGCGATAGATGAACCAATACCGCAAGCAAAATACTCACCACCCACGTTTGTGTTCCAGCGTCCTGCTGACTTGGAGTCAGCCGCAAGATTCACGGTTGGAAAGATCATGCGGTACAAGTCGGTGTCAATGATGTTTCGCACCTTCCTACCAAAGTCCACCGCGAGGTCTGTGGTGTGAGACACCATCATGACCTTCTTGTCTGGGTGTCTACCAATAAACCACGCTGGAAAGTAGATTGACACCAACTGCGATTTGCCGTGGCGCGGCGGGATGTTCACGCACAAGCGGTCTTTCTGACCTTCGGCAATCTGCATCAGCAGGTCAGCCAAGATGCGGTGGTGTTTACCTACCTTGTAGTCGGGCTGCATGTGCTTGCAAAACTCGATCAGGTCGTCATAACACGCTGCTGCGTGTCGTCTTTCGGCTAGAGCTTGTGCCGCAGCCAAGATTTCTGCACGTTCTTCAAGCTCAAACTGCTCAATATTCTCGACCATGAAGTCGATTTCTTCGTCGGAAAGATCATCTTTGACGACGTTTTGAGTCAATTTACACCCCCGTTATTTTGGCTTTCTGGCCCGTTTTCAACGGTTTTTTGCGGATTTTCTGCAAAAACGGCCTTTTTATTGCCGTCTAAACCCTGTGAGAGCGTGATTCCAAGCTCCTGATCAAGGTCGATAACCACAGGAGAAGATGTTCCCACAGGTGTGACATCCACCACGTCCATCTTGGCACGTAATTTGTTGAGCTTGTCCCGCAGGGTCTGCTTGAGTTCATCTGTGGACTGGTGGGTGATCAGCACCTCGGTGCGTTCCGAAAAAAGCCCCACATCGCTGATTTTTCCAAGCAATTCAAGAGCACGGATGCGCACCTTTGGGTCGGGGTTATCTGACTCCAAGATCAGCTTGTTTGTCACCAAGTGCCTGATGTGCGTAGCCTTCTCGACCACTGCATGACCAAACTCGTCCAGCACCCCCTTGACCAAAAGGAGGGATGCAGGGGTCATGGTGGAAATCTTGTTGGTAGTCAGGGACTGACTGGCCTGATTCTCATCCTTGGCAAACGCCTCGACCACCGCAGTGGCAATATCTTTGTCATCAGGCTTGGGGATCAGCAGTTCAGGATTGAGTCCTGCACCGAGGAGCAAGTCAATGGTCGCGCACGCAGCCTCGGCCCTTTCACGCAGGAGCGGATAGGGCATACCTTCCGGTGGCAGAGCCACCCCGATGTCAGGAGTGCAGACCAATGTCATATCAAATTGTGCGCTTATGTGGCGGGATGCCGCATAGAAGTTTTCACGTTACCACAAAATGCAAGCCCTTGGCAAGCGTGCTCAATTTTTTATATAAAAAATTTTTTAAAAAAATTTGTATTTTTATTAATAAAAATATATAATTTTTAATTATTTATTAAAATATAAAATCTTTAAAAAATATATAATAATTTTTTATTTTTTACAAAATAAAAATAAAAAATATATAAATAACTTAAATTCATTATTACAAAGAATAACTTACAATCAAACTTATTAAATATA